CGAACGTGCGGCTTCCTTTGCCCCCTGATTTCAATGACGCGGCCGACATGACAGTGTTGGCCGACAAGCGCATTGGGACTCGACCGCTTACAGCAGTTGAGATACAGGCAGCTGAGCGAGCGGCATGCGACATTCGCCAATACTGTTCGCCCGACGTTGCCTTGTACGGCGTCCCATGGTCTGACGGTGGCTTCACGCACGTTCGCACGTTCGAGCCACTGGAAACCAGGCCATTTGGCACACAGTGTTATGACCAGGGGTATGGGTGGGTGGCGTTCCACCCCACACCCGTCCTCAACACCAAGAGATATCAACCGACCTTTGCGGCAATTAGTGTCACCATTCCAGCGTACAAGTATTACTTGGACACTGCGACTGGTGCACAAGGCGTCCCATTGTTGTGCGCCGAGCAGCATTACACCGTCATTCAGCCCCTTCATGCGGCGCTAAAGACGAAGTTCCGCGCCGCGCTTAAGGATGTTCATCTCGCCAACGCATGCCGCGCTTTCGCCGTTTCGCAATCAGGCGACGTCAGCGTGGTGGGCGATTGGGCAGTCCAGACTGCCGAGTATTATGTCGCAATCATCAAGAAGCGGCACATTGACTCGAAGGTGCTATCCGAGGAACGAGTGTATACCTCCAGCGGCGGGCCCATTCTTGGCCCTGATAGATGCTTGATGAACAGCATTGCCGCGACGCTCGAATACGTTGACCTTAAGGCACCAGTTCGAGTTCCCGCCGTTGTTCGCGACGCGCCCAACCACAGAGACTTGCAGTATTCCGTGCGCAACGATTTCACTATTACAAGTGAGTCGTCGTGCGCAGATGACAGCGTTCGTTATCAGCACCCTGTGGTCAGTGCGCCGTCTTACAATGGCCAACCCCCCCCAAAACAATCCGTGATAAGGATTCCAATGCACCCCCCATCCCAGACAAATCGCGAGATGTATCGCACCGACTATGGTTGCTTACATGCATCTGGCACAATTGAATATGAGGGGAGGTCTAACTTAAACATGTACGCATCCTTGGGTCGGCTTATTGCCGCCAAGGAGGGTGACGGCACAACTCTCGATGAGTTGGAGTGCCGGCGTAACGCCATGAAGTTGGGCCTGGAGATCCGCGACGCTCACGCGTCGTACAAGTCACGGGTTGGTCGCTTAGTCAACCCATTGAATTGGCCAAAGTTGGCACTGGACAAGGGATCGGAGTCAGCAAAACTCGAGGAGATGCTACGCAGTAAGCGGGCAGGGCCGACCACACAATCGAATTCCATTTATGGTAATTTGAGCACGCCAAGCGAGCGAGCGTGTGGTCCCTCCATCGCGCAAGTGGGATCCGCCCACAAGCTGATCGCCCAGTCGGTCGCCCAAGTGGTCGACTGTTGCAACCGATCTACTGTTCAGAAGTGGCTGGACAACGTTCGAACCACCGGCAGCTGGTCGTACAATAAGGTTTGGGCAGAGTTTTTAACCCTGTTCTATCCCCTCTTGTCACGCGAGCAGTGCGCTATGATTAAGCACGTCAAGCAGAAGCTTCGGCGCGCCTATGTCAACGGGGTTCGATTACATTACGACGATGATTTAATGGTTAAGGAGCTTGATGCGTGTGTTAAACGTGAGATCGCCAAAGCCGGCAAGAAGCCGCGCTTTGTGGCGGCCTACGGCGCCGGGTGTATGTACGCCAACGAGCTCCCCGAGCTCGTTAAGGTTTGCATCGACGGCGAGCATACGTTCATCGTTCCACCCTCTTTGGAGGGCGACGCTCCAATCACTCTCACCGTCCACATTATGTCCAAGCCCAAGGCAGAGTCGCTGCCCAACATGTTCGAGCAGCTATCAGCTGCCCGGAGCATTCCCAATTCCATTTATGCCATGATCTTTTCAGATGACGCGGTGTACTCGGGCAACGTTCGCGGTGTTCCTTTTCTTTTTAACGCCGACGTCAGCAGCAACGATTCTAGCCAGGACACACCCGCTTTCCTTGCGGTTGCCTTGGCTTTGGGGCGTTTCAGCAAGTCCAGGGCCCGTGGTTTGATTAAGCAATGTATGCTCCCTATCCGCGTCCGCGACAAGGAGGGGGGTGTAGGCTCCTTCGCCATTAAGTTCAGCGGCCCGTTCGAAGGTTCGGGGACCGTTTTGACGACCATTTTAAACCATTTTGGCAGTCTTATGATTGCCGTTGGGTTTGCCTCTTTTATGGGGCGTGGTCATTCGTGCGAGGACGCCCTTCGAGAGGGGGCAGGGTTAGTAGGCCACACCATGACCATGGACGCGTGCAACAGTATGAGCGACGTGCTGTTTTTAAAGCGATATCCGGTCGAGGTTGATGGCAAATGGGTGCCGCAGATCGCAGGAGGAGCCCTCCTTAAACGCTTCGGTAGCGTGGAGGGCGATCTGACGCACCAACAACTCGGAATGGGGATTGCCGAGTTTGAAGCCCTTGAACACCCTGAGCGGTTTTTGAGGCACCAGTCTGGTATCATGCGAGGGTGGAAGCATGAAGCCAGCAATCCTTTGATCGATAGCATGAGGGAGAAGTTCAGCACCGACGCGCCATGCGTCGAGATCTTACACGATTCGCGAACTTATGTTTTCGAGGAGGTCCTTGACCTGTCCGCAGTCAGCGGCAGGGCCGCATTCAAGGAGCGGTATGACTTGGATGAACAGGAGATTATTGTTCTTCAAGAGTCAATCAAGCGATGGTCCGTCGGCGTGACTTGCACATGTAGCGCGGCTCGCAAGATCATGAAGAAGGACTACGACATGTGACGTGTTCCTCACGCGTTAATTTCAACTTTGTATATATGCACATAGTTCATTAACTAATTATAAAAATGGGTGTTAACGGTTATCACCGAAATGAAACCGCCCAGAAATGGTAAGCTTTTTGAAGCTGGAAGTAAGACATTGTCC